AATGAAGCCATCTATGCGGTCTGCAAGCGTGTCTAATTGCTTGGCTTGGTCTTGGTATAGTACAAAGTCAGGTACAGGCTCTAAGCTATCTGTAGTCAATGTAGCGTACATTGGTTTAGGGCAAGGGAAGAATCCCTCTAACTGTAGTGGGTCATCCTTTTCATCAAGAATCTCGCCCATAGACTTGCTAATCCAAAAGACTTTGCCTTGTTCTTTATCCCAAATCTCATAGATACAAGCTTGGAAATGCTCGGCAGTCATCTGTTTGGTAGCCCATTTGTCTGACTCAGGCTTAGTATCTAGCGGAATCTTGCTACCAACTTCTTCGCCAAAGCGGTCAATCAGAGCTTGTCGGCTCATATAGACTTTACGCCATACGGCTGTTACTTCTTCCCAAGTCCGTCCAACAGTATGACCAAAATCACGCCAATGAACATAATCAACAGGGGCACACTCATATTCAATGCGTTCCTGCGACTCCACCAGTTCAGCGTTTTCCGTTTCTGCTTCATCGGCATCCTCTGTAATTTGTAGCCCATCTTCGGGCATTTGACCTGCAACACCTTCGTTGATGTTATTTTGCTCTGCAACAATATGTGGTTCATAACGAACCCATGCTGTACCTCTACCACCTAATAAGCGGTCAAGCACAGCGTTATCCATAGCGGAACGATAGTCATGGTAATGCTCGACTTCGTACTCTAAAGCCCGTTCTAGCATCATTGACGCTACTCGACCTATGGGGTCGTTATCTCTAAATCTTCGGCTTACATCAGGGCGTGGCAGTCTAGCAAAGATGGCAGGCTTGATAACCTGAACATTAGACCAAAGGATATTAAAGCGAGCATTGGGGTTATTACGGGTACGGCTGTCATCACGATAACGCTTAATGATTCGGGGTACTCTTGCTTCCCATTCCCTAAAAGACTTGTCGTACTGGGCGATGGTGTTGTACCAATCTTCGTAAGTCTTGTTTAGCGTATCGTTCATAGTTAATACCTTTGATTAGTAATTCGTGGCGTAGATTTCCACATTTCCTCTAGCGTAACCTCATTCTGTCCAACAACGATGCCACGAATCGGTGCGTTTTGCTTCGCAATTTCTGCTTCATCTCGCCAAGCCACAGAAAGCATCCTAAAAGCATCCGCTCCATGACTTGTCCAATCATGTCTAGGCTTATCTCGAAATACTTTCTTATCTTCATCGTACTCCCGTTGGTACTGACGCAAACATTCAATGCCTTCTGAACACTTCATGGCATCAAACCAAGTGCGACTTAACGCCATTCTTGTAGCTTGTATGCCGTCTTGTAATGACAGATTAGGTACGATTTTAAACAAATTTCCGCTTTTTAGGGGCAATTTATCTATTAATTGTTCAATTATTGACTTTCCACCGCTTGCTAAAGTCTTTGCTCTTGCATCGTGTGGTAGCCAATGTGTGCCATATTCGTATGGTCGTTCTTTAATTTGGTTAGCGTAATAGACAATCGGTTGCCCATGAGCTTCGTGGTAATCCAATACCCGTATCTCTCCATGTACGACTTGATACCACCAAATAGCCGTAGCATCGTTAAAGCCCAAGTCCCAAGCCGTATGCACAGGAAACATGGTGTCGCACTCAACCTTGTCAATACGCCCTGCATCGGTCAATAGTCGCATCTCTGTGCCGTATATAGCCCCAATGATGGCAGCTTCAAAGCTACATTCAAACTCTTGCTGATACTGGTCAATGGTCATCAGCTTTAATGCGTCATCCAGTTCTTCTTGGTCGATGATTTTGGTTTGACTTGCCCGTAAGACTTTGGAATACCATTCATTAGGGTTTAGCGTGGCGTACTGGTATATGTCGTAAAAGGTATTGTGACCTTTAGGAGTACCAATAAACACCGCCCAACCCCGCCTATCAGATAGCAATGGGCGTATAACCTCACCCCATAAACTAGGCTTTGTGTCGGCCATTTCGTCAATAATTACACCATCGAGGTAGTTTCCACGCAAGCTGTCAGGCGAATCGCCACCAAATAGCCTTATGCGTGAGCCATTCATAAGCTCTACCCATAGTTCTGAGATGTTATGGTTGACCCGTACAGGCTCGGAATACCGCATTAAGTAATCCCAAGCAATAGACTTAGCCTGTGCGTAGTACGGGGCTATATAAGCGTACCTAGCGTTATCTTTACCTTCGTTAATGGCTCGTAGCAATAAGTCGTTAATACACGCCACAGTCTTACCACAGCGTCTATGAGCAACAATCACAGCCCAACGCTGTTGTCTAGTGTGGAAATCCCAAAATACCTTGCGTGGCCAGTAATCTATTTCATGCTCTAGCTCGTCAGAGCAGATGGCATTTTCCATGTAACTGTGTGCTTAATAGGTTGTTTTTGGTCGCCTGCCACTTCAGTACGGGCAAGTTTAGGCATTGTGTATTCAAGGGCTTTGAAATAAAGGTCTAACCGCTTGGCGGGGTCGTCTATCTCATTTAGCCATGAATCAAGCTTATCTGCGTTGGCAGAGGTAAAGGCTGCAATGGCTTGTTTCACCTCAATGGTGACCTTATTAGACGCTCCTGTAGGCCTTCCAGCCCCTTCACGCTTACCGCCTTTGATAGATTTTGATTTTTTATCATCCATACTTATCCAAGTGATTGATTAAGTTAGGGTTTATTCTACTACTTTTTTTAATTCTTGCTCTAATATTTCTTTGCGGGTTAATGGCTTGCTGTTCTGTTCTAGTATCTTTACGGTGCTGGGTTCAAATACTACAAAATTGCTAGTGCCACCTTTGCCACGACTACCAGCATCTTCGTAGCGTATTCCTTTGATGCCTAAAGCATTTAACGCTTCACTAGCATCTTTGTCTGTTTTGTAACCTCTTTGTCCTTTGCCAGCCCAATTTAAATTTACCCAATTTTTATAGGCATTAGCACCTGACATACCATGTTCAACATTGTAGTCAAAAGATTTTAACAAATCGGCATCATTAATTTGACTACGAATAGCTTTTAATACATTTTTTTGTTCTTTTAAAGGTTTATCCCAATCCAACATATTAGGGATGTATTCATCAGGTATATCTACTTTGTATAGATTGCCAGCGTTAAATTGTTCACCAAATTTGATGTCAGAGTTTTCTTGTAACTTTTTTAAAGCATCTAAATCATTAGCTTCTTCGGCAATTTTTTTAGCGTAATACTGTGTGTTATGAGGAAATTGACCCGCTTGTTTTTTGCCAATTTCAAGGTATTTGAATACATTTAGGTCAACATCAGACAGTCCTTGACCAGCAATCTTTTCTTTACCATATTGCACATACGGCTCATAAAAATTAGACAAATCTTTTTGATATTGCTTTGCAACAGCAGGGTTTTCAGCAAAATACATACCATGCCCATAAGCTTGTGCCCCTTCGCCAGTTCCTACCTTGCTAATGTCAAACTTGCCTTTGATGGTGTGTGGAGTGCCGTGATAAGCAATTAAAGATGGCATAAAGCCTTGATTTACCATGTAGTTTTCAGCCATTTGACCCGCTTTGGGGGCTAGTGCTTTAGCTAAAGGTATTGCCGCAGGTGTTGCCATAGCCGCAATGCTTACGGGTTCACCTTGTTCGTAGCCTTGCATATAGGCTTGGTAATTAGGGTCTAATACTGTGCCTTGTTGGGCGGGTAATCCTGTAGCACCTGCCGCAAAACCTGTTTCTCTAGGTAATGCGTTTTTGCCTGTCAATAGCTGAATAAACGCCTGTGGGTTAGTGACAAAGCGTTGTGCTTCAGTTGGCAGATTAACTAACTTATCTGCACCCTGACGGAGCAAATCGGCTAATTTATCCATTTATGCCATCTGTTTAACAAATTGGTTAAAGTGCTTCATACTGCTTTACGCTTCATACGCTTATCTTCGTTCTTTTCTAGCGTGGTCTGTTTGTGCGGTTGCAACAAAGAGTTCTCAGGTTTAATTTTTTCTTTTTTAAACATTACATATCCTTCATCTTATCGGTAAGCATTTGTTTTCTAGTCTTTTTGGGCGGTTTTGCAGTCTTAGCCGACTCAATAAAGTCTTGCTTGGTAGGGGCATCTTTGCTACCAACCTTGTTCATCTTTTCGCCTGAACCCGCCTTAATCCTAGCCCTTTTGCGGTGAATATTGGCATATAGTCCGTCTTTCATTAGCAACTCCATCTCGCTCTTGCTGCTTTTCCTCGTTCCCCAGTCCAGCCTTTTGACCTTGCACAGAAACTATCATGGCGTGGCCCACTAGCTTGGGGGGCTTGTAAATTGGCGTTGTTCTTGCGGTTATAGGCAGCTCTGCCTTTTGCCGTCATACCTGCACCTTCTTCAACAGATAGGTAATTACGACCTTTGCCTTTAGTAGTCTTAGGTATTGGCTTATCGTGCTTATCTATTGCTGCACGAATTTGGTCTTGCCTACTCATGCTTTTTCTTCAATGTATTTGCCGTAGGCTTCTTCTAGCTTATTCTTGCGGTTGCCTTTAGCGTATTTACGCTCAGTAGCAAGAGCAATCGCTACGGCTTGTTTCTTAGGTTTGCCAGCTTTCATCTCGGTCTTGATGTTTTTGCCTACCGCTTCTTTGCTACCTGATTTCATTAATGGCATGATTTATCCTTTTATTTCAAGAACTTAAGTTTATAAGTCGTGGTGTTAATTAAGTCTGCAATCTCATCAATAATGTTCTGTAGTTCGCTATCTTGCGGTAAATCTTGGCGGGCTTCCTTAACAAAGTTCTGTAAAGATTCCATGTAGCGTAAAGGGTCTTTAGGTTGGTGATATACGCTTGGAAAGGTCGTAAACTTGCCGTATTTACCAGCGTGCGATTCAGAAAATGCGTCAACTAGGTCAACAATACCTTCATAATATTTTTGCAACGCTTTATGGCGGGCATAAGAGTCCGTTGTGAAATGAAAGAAATGCGTATTAGTCGCAGAATGTAGTAATGTAGCTACAAATAATGCACAGTTTTCCATCAAAATCTCCTGTATTTACCCAATTATATTAGGTTTTCTGCAAAATCCATACACTCCAATACGGATATTCAATAAAAAAGTTGGTGTCTTTATCGGATGTTGGTTTGTATTTAGACCTAACAAATTTGTTATAGGCTTCTACATCAAACATAAATCCATGCTTTTGAAACAGTCTGTACCAGTATTCAATCGGCTGAATATTCACATGGGTCGGGTCACCCATATACATCTCTTTGGTTTCGCCATCCTTTACTGCGTCTAAGCAAATAAACACACGCCCTGTTTTTTTGATAATTCTTGAAAATTCTTGAAGTATGGCATCCATGTGTTCTTCAGGTATATGCTCTAAGACTTGGGCGGTATGCACCAAATCTACGCTTTCAGTCAAAGCTGGGGTGTCAGAGATTGAGCCACAATGCAATTCATTGGCATAAAACCCAAAGTTTTCTTTACCAACATCTATCATGTGTTGGTTTAAATCTACCCCTAAAACACGCATATTGAGCTTTTGGAAGCCTTTTAGGATAGAACCACACGCACACCCAGCATCTACTACAAAGCCTTCTCGTGGCGTTTTACAGGCTTCTGTGACCATTTTGGCGTATTCTTCTTGCCAATAGCCATGCCCAAGGTAATCTAAACCAGCATCTTTATGCTCGTCATAGTAGTCTTTGGTGTATTCGGTGACAGTTAAATTATTTACTAACACGAACTAATCCTATAGCTCTAAGTGCAGCTTCAGGCGAATCAACCCGGCTGAGTGGACCACCTTTCCAGTTAGCAATAAACTTTAATTGGTCT